CTTCATCGGCCACCCGTTTCGCTTCAACTTCATCGGCCACCCGTTTCGCTTCAACTTCATCGGCCACCCGTTTCGCTTCTGCTTCATCGGCCAACCGCTTAGTTTCCGCTTCTGCAGCGACACGAGCCGTGTCTGCCTGTTCACGTAAGCGAATCGCTTCAGCTTCGGCCCGTGCCGTTGCAGCCTTAGCCTCAGTCCGAAGCGCCTCTTCACGCGCAATCGTCTCTGAGGTCAATCCTGATGGATGAAGAATTTGCGCCAAGAGCGCTTGTACATTGTCGTACCCAGCCTGGGCACAGGCACGTTTCGCTTCCGTCGCTTCCGCATCGAGTCTCCCTTGTTGAATCACGCCTTCCAACTCCGTGAGAACCGCTTGACGTGCGGTCATGACGAGCGCGTGCGCGGCTTCTTTGTCCCTCAAGGTTTGCTCCACCTGGAGCGCACGATCGCGCAGTTGCTGTGCACCCTGTTCGGTCAGGCGTTCGACCTCTCGTTGCGCATTCGCGACCACCAATTCCACCTCACCGTTTCGGCGAGCGATGTCCGCCTCGTAGAGTCGGACCCGTTGTGCCTGTACATCCTGTTCGTCCGCGATCGACGCGCGAAGGGCGGTCTGAATCGCCAGATCCTGGTCACGCGCACGGGCAAGTTCTTGAATATGGTTGTCCAGTGATCCCATCTTCGTGAGATACTCGGCGATTCCACGCAGATCGTCCGTTTGCTGAGCGAGACGAATCGCGGTATCTGCAGCACGAAATACATCAAACGCCATAGCGGCTCCTTTCTAATTCCTCAAGATGTTGGATCGACGGGCCACCACGGTGACGGTGATCGTGGCACCAGCGCCGACGGATGTCAGGACCGGGGCCACGAACAAGGTATTCTCAATCGTTGTGATGACCCCGGCTGCGGCAGCGGTGGCCGCAGCCCCACCCGCCGCCTTGTTCAGTGTCACCAAGGTATCCCCGGACTTGTTGATTCCTTGGAGTGAACAGGTGGCCCCGCCGAACGCATCGCCCGAGGCGTTGCCGATGGTCCACACCTTTTCATTAAACTCAGGGCACGCGATCGACGTCCCTGTGGGATCCGCGGTCGTGAGCACCCAGGTGCATTTGATAAACGACTTGTCGTCTTCACTTTCCAACAATCCTCGAGACACCGTGCCAGCAGCCATAGCGACTCCTTAATGACGTAAAATGTTCGGTCGACGGGCGAACAACCGCACCGTGACGGTCGCTGCGGTTCCTGGGGTCGTCAGTTGTGGATAGACCCACACACAGTTTTCCACCGTCGTGATGACGGAGGCGACAGCCGCTGTGGCTGGGGTCGTGGTCGCGGCGTTATTCAACACCGTGCCCGCGGGACCTGGCACCAACGTCATCGCGACGCCGGCCGCCGCGATCAGTTTTTGTGCCGTCGGTTTGAAGTTAATGATGCCCCCATTCGAAATATCAATGTCCCCGGAGGTGATCGTATAGACCGTCGCATCGCCGGCGAAGGTGAACGAGTCGCCCACGAGGAGCGTGCCCACACCAGCCGCGTTGATGAAAATACTTTGTGTGCCGATTGGATACCCGGTCTCCATCACGACCGCGACCGGTGAGGCCGGGATCGCGTTCACGAGCCCTGCAGAGAGCGTAATCGCCCCGCCGACGGAGACATCGGCCACGCCCGCGGTCACACGATAGACGGTGTTCGGATCCCCCTCGAAGGTGAGTCGATCGCCGATCAAGACCGTCCCGCTCCCTGCCGCGGCCAAGGTGATGACCGTGGCGCCGATCGCATAGCCGGCGGAGTTCGTGGTGGCCCCAGAGGCCGTACCCCAGGTATGACTGACCGCCCCGACGGCCGTGCTAATCACCGGGCGGGACTGCGCCCCTTTGAGCGAACAGACGCCGGTCCCCCCGAAGCTGTTGCCCGAGGCATTGCCGACGGTCCAGGCTTTATCGTAAAAATCGGCCGCGTGGAATGGGACCCCAATCGGATCCGCGGTCGTGAGGATCCAACTCGCGAGGATCAGCGTTTTGTCGTCCGCGTCAGACTCGGAGATGGCGCGACTGACTGTGGGAAGAATTCCAGGCATGGTTCAGTGTAGCATACTAGCCCAACGTCCCCAGCCCCGAGTCCGACGCGCGATAACCTGGCATGGGCGGGAGGTCCGGTCGGACCACTTTGATGGTCGCATGTCTCAGCATCATTAACGATATTCTCGTCGCACTCATCAAATCATCGTTCTTCTTGATCAACAGTCCGTCTTTGCGATAGTAGTTGCGATACTCCCCGAGCCAGTCGGCCAGATGGAAGGCCACCTTGAGTCGACCGGTCTGGAAGCGCATGAGCATCTCGAGGATCCCGGCCTCTGTACTGACGCCCCCGGTCCCTTCCTTCTTCCCCTGCTCAGGCGGATGGGTCGCGTGCTCTTTCATCATGCGCACACCCTGCTCACGATACTGCGCCGCGATAATTTTCCCCGCCCCCTTGTCATGACTCAACGCATCAAATGGAAACGCCACCGGGATCCACGGGCCTCGCGCTTTGATCGCCGCCGCGTGGACCACCGCCGTTTGTTCTTTGACTCGATAGGTGTCGTAGATATGCACGATGTCGCTGTCCTTGTCCCACGCAATCCAGACCGCGGCCGTGGGGTGATCCCAGCCGATATCGAGCCCACAGATCCGTGGCCACCAGGCGGGGATCTCAATCGGCGATTCGACGATCCACTCTTCAGGGATCGGGAACACCGCGCCACTGCCCAGCACCGGACGGCCATAGGCTCTGGCGTCCCGTTCGTGTTCCGGATACCCGGCAATAATAATCCGTCGTTGCTCAGCGGTATAATGTTCGGCGTCCGCAATGCCCATGTTCACGACGATCGACCCCTCAGGACGTGTCTGCGTGAGACGCGTCACGACCGCCGACAACCCTTTCAGCGGCGTGAACGTCATGAGGAGGAGCCCTGATCGCACGTTCAACCGGGTGAGGGCTTCTGAGTGGACGTCCTCGGGGATTTCTTCATCGGCGTGAATATAGTCGAGCGTCGCCCCGGACCAGCGATCGACGCCCTGGTCGAAACTTTTGAACGCCAATCTCGAGTAGCGGCCCGTCGGTTCATGTCGGATCGTCACCGTTTCAATGCTATCCGGCACGCCGTGCGGAGACTTTTTAATATCGACGATCGATCGTCCTGGAATCAGTCCCGTGCCGAGTTCGTTCGGGTTGCCTAACAAGAGTTTCTGGACCGTATCACGCGTCGTCTGACTCGTGGTGCCCGCGACCCACCCTTCGATCGGTCCATCCCAGCGACGCCCGACCCACCAACTCGGGTACTGTCCGGTCGTGATGATCGCCGTGAACGCACAGGCGAGATAACTTTTTCCCACCTGATTGGCGGCCACGACCCCGACCTCTCGAATGCCCGGCTTCGCCGTCGCCGCAAAGACGTCTTGTTGTTTCGGGTAGGCTCTGAACAGATCGAGCTTCCGACGCGCGAGCGCCTTCTCGACCTCCGCGCGAAACTGTGGATTGTCCTCGGTGATCATCGGTCGAGCGGCAGCGGCACGCTACAGGAATAGGTCAGACAGGCCCACACGACGAGCACCCAGAAGGCGACCCACACGCTCGTGTTAGAGATCATCCGGGCTCATCTCCTCGGTCGCGTTGTCGATCGCGCGTTGACACATACTGATCACCCCGTGCGCCACGCCCATGCACTTATACGCATCGCCCACATACCGCCTGGAGGTCACCGTCATCCCGTCCGCCGTCTCCGGTCCCGCCGGGCGATCTTGAATCCCGGCAAAGACCGCATGATCATACCGGTCGAGGAGCGCCACAATGAGGTCTGCCGTCGGCACCAAGGCGATGCGATCGGCGTTCGAGGGGGGCACGAGCGCCATGTATTAGTCCTCCGGGATCGGTCGTTGCTCACCCATCTGGGCAAAGGGAGACTGGCCGTTCGCGAGTCGCGTGCACGCATACACGATCGCGTTGTGTTTCATCTTGAGCGTGGGGTCCCCACCCGCGACGAGGTGCGCGAGTTCGCCCCGCGTCAGGGTCGGGACCACCAAGGGAATGAGTTGACGATGGGGCGCCGGCAGCGGTCGCTCCGGGTTCAGGTCCCACGCGATCGGTCCCGGGACCCAGATCGGGAGTTCGGTCGTGTAACACTCCGGGTCATCGGCCTCGGATAGTTGCCCGAAGTACCCGGCCCCTTTCCTCGAGCCGTCAGGACGGAGCCCGTACCGGTCGACTTGCTCCTGAATCGGGAGGATTTGGATCATCGTGTCAGGCTCGCCGCGTAGTCCGTGCATGTTAGTAGATGATCCGTCGCGGTTCGACGATCGTGTCCGAGGCCTTGGGCGTTTCGGTCAGGACCTTGGAGACCTTCTCGTCCTCCAGGAAATGGATCACCCGAGCCGCGAGCGCATGCGCATGCGAGGCCCGATCAAATCCCTCGTAGAGGTTGGCGTGGAAGGCGATGGCGCCGTCTTCAGCATCTTCGAATACTAGGTTGACTCGGGCCATGATTAGATGCGTCCTTTCGTGCGGGTCCGGTAAATACAACTGAGTTCATAGTTCGGGTCTCGTCCGTACAGCCGATCGAGGCCTGGCAGGACACGCCTGCCTTCCGTGAGGCACGCGTCCGCGAGCATGAATCCGCCGGCCAACGTGACCGGGTTCTGGCAGAGCGAGCAGAGGAGAATGAGATACCACATGGGCGGAGACTAAACGAAGCGGTATGAAAGGTCAAGTCTGCTAGAGCGTGGAGTAACGCCGTGATGCGAGTGCGGCGACGACAATCTTCTTCGCTTTCAGTAATGCGGCGCGGGCCTTTTTCTCTTTGGGGGTGAGGCCCTTCGGGGAGATCCAGTGGGACATCAGAAGAGATCCTTTGCGAGACGTCGAGTATGGGTTCTCACTCGGTGGCAGTTGGCACAGACCACGTCGCATTTGGCGATTTCCGTACGGAGCGACTCCTCAGAACGACCTTTCCTCTGGGCAATCTGAAACAATTTCCTTTCGCCCGGTCGGTGATCAAAGTCCAGAGCTTCTTGATGGGCGCGATAACCACAATCCATACATCCCATGCGAAGTTTGAATTCAGCAAGCCACAGCGATCCTCGTTGTTGCCGCGCTCGTTGATGACGATTGATCGTCGCCTTATTATTTTTGTACCACCGTTGTAACACGGCTTTCGCGTGTTCAGATTGGCGATAGGTTTGAACGAGGTGCTTCCCGTGTTCTGAGTTGCGATATTTATTGAAAGCGGTACGTCGGCACGGTTTGCATTGCAAGTCGTAGCGATAGGAACCGTCTTGATTTTTTCGATGATAAAAATTTTCGAGTGGCCATGTTTCTAGGCATTTAGTACACGTCTTCATGCCGTTCAATATAGCATGAACATTGAGGATTGTCAACCTGTTCTAAGGAAAACTACTTATAGACAACTATTAAAAAAATTTTGCAATGAGCGAAAGGAGTACAGTCTGGGACTCCAGCTGGCCTGGGAGTCACAAAGCGGCCTGTACGGGGGTCCCCGAAACGACTTCCCCCTCCACAATAGGTCCCCCCACCTGTTTTCGTGCCGCTTTGTCGAACGCGGCTCGCATCGCCAGCAGCGTCGCCGTCGACGCATCATCAAGCAAGCCGTGCTTGTGGTTCACGTTAATCTCCTCTGACAACAGCTTCGCTAACTTGGACTGCATTTCTACGCATTTTAATATGAGCCCTGCGTTCCCTTCCTCATACGCCAGGTCGTACGCAATCTGGCACTGCCTCAAGCCAGCCTGAACGGTATACTCCAGCTTGTGGCGCATGCGGCGGACGGCGGGCTGTTGGAGCTCCTGAATCCTCAACCTGATTGTGGTGAGCCCTAACAGATAGCTGGCCCGCTTCGCGAGGGTATCACGCGACGGGAGGTCTGTCGGAACCTCGGCATCAAGATCCGCGCGATAGGCATACCAGTAGGCCTCAAGGGGCTCCTTCCCCACGGCGCGCAATTGACAAAATCGCTCGCGTTCGGGCGTGAGCTGGTACTCCGTTCCACGTTCGACGATGGCGACGGCGCCCATTTAGGCCCCCTCGAATCCTGATTTAAATTGCGCTTGCGCGTCGCCTTCCATGGGATGCGATTTGAGCAAGGCGAGAATCCCTCGTACTAATTCTGTGGGGGTTGACAGTTGGTCAGTTTTCGCGGGGGGTTCGGCCTCATCGCCCTGGGGTTCGGCCTCATCGCCCTGGGGTTCGGGGGCCATGGGTTCAGGTTCGCCTATCGAAAACCCTTGAGGTGAGACCGTAATGGTGAAGGAATATCCTGTACTTAGGTCTCCTTCTTCAGTGTCGGGTGCAGGTGTATTGGTGTCCGTTTCGTCGCCGGTTGGCATGGCTGGATCTGGTGACATGGTTTATTCTCCCTATAGGCAGTTTAGGACAATCAGACCAAATGAGTATAGCACAGCACAAAAGTGTCACATGTGTCACAAATGTAAAATCCCCTTGGCACTCGCACTATTTCCCCATGATTCCATAAGGTTACACCGAATTCTCTCCCCGGTCGCTGTCAAGATTCGTGGCAATTTTGCACAGGGGTGTTTTGTAAGCCGTTGATTCGACAGACAGTGCACCGTGGCACGTGAATTGCTTAAGCATACGGGCAAGGCACGCAGCAACAATGAAACGCGAAAGGAGATATCATGACGGCAAAAGAACTGGCAAGCTCAATCGGAATGCAGGCCCACCTGGTTGTGAAGGAGGGCCTAGCGATCATGGTGACAATAGAGGATGGCCGGACCTCATACGGGGAAATTCAGTTTCAAGTGGCGCCGGTGTCGGGTCAAGGTACCGTCTGGGTAGCAGCGAGCTCATTGCGATTCTAGCCCTGCTAGAGTCCACCGGTTGAGCGCCGGTGGGCTCCATGGAAGGTTAGATCAACAAGGAGGGGAAACAATGAATTGTCCATGGTGTAGATCAGAGGTCAGATCAGAAAGTCCGCTTGGAGTCTTAGGGCTCTTGAAGTGGTTTCGGTGCCGGTATTGTGGCGGGTAATGGAGGCAATCATGATTCGAGAACTTGGTACACTCTGCCTAGCACCGGTTGCGCTGGCCGGGTATTTGTCGGCGACGGATTTTCACTTCAAGGCGACGAAACATCATACGTCGATTGGCGATAGTGCCGCAGTGGAACTCATGACCTGTGAAACCGGCGCCGGGCTCGGAGTAAAGGCAAGCAGCAACGGTTTATTTGGGCTCGACCTCCAGTACGGGTTAACGTGGAAGGGTGAGCAATGGTCGCTGTCATTTATTCCCAAGTTTGGTCTCAGCGCCACCGCCTCACCGGTGCAAGAGCTTCCCCAGGGTGTGCAATTTGGTTTAGGGGCGCAGATTCTTTTCGGGTATGACCACTACCGAATCGGGATCGAGCTCTGGCACTTGAGCGACGGCAGCGCCTTAGGGTTGAACGTCTCAGACAAGCCGAACATCGGGTTGAACCTTCCTATCATCCAGGTGGGCTATGCCTTTTAAGAAGTACAAAGGCAAAATGATGCGGATGAAACGGGCGACGTTTACGGCAGAGCAGATCGAAGCATTCAACAATCTTTTCACTGAGGAGGAACATGATGGAGCTGAATTACACAACACAAGGGAGACGTCCGAGTGCCGCGCAGATCGTGAGCGATTGGAAGAAGGCGGGGAAGCCAGATAGCTTCACGGTCGAATATGGCGAGACGTACGCGGAGTTTCAACACATCGAACGGCGCGGGATTTTTGGGCTAAATGACGGTTATTGGGATGCAAGTGGAAATGGATGCACAGGAGTCAACCGAGACGCGGTAACCGCTGCGCTCAACGAAGAAACGCGAAAGGATTAGCCCTGCTCGGGTCCACCGGTTAAGCACCGGTGGGCCTCATGGAAGGTTAACACAACAGGAGGAGGAGCATCATGAACGAAAGGGGCAATCATGAATGAGCTGTGCGACTGCATCGAATGCGGAGAGACGATCGACGAAGGTCAGGACGAATCGACCTTCTGCGGGTCCGTCCATGAATGGTGTGAGGACACCCACAACAACCACTGTGCCCAATGCAAAGGAGACGAATCATGCAAGCCATCCTAACTAAATATCTCCCGCCCACGAATACGAAACCCGGTCGCGTGAAAGCGACCGCCGGTTGGGGTCGCATCTCCCTCACGGTGTCCGTCCATGTCGAGAACGACAGCCTCACACAGGAGGAGGTTCACGCCTACGCAGCGTCGAAACTTGCGGAGCGACTTGGATGGTATACCGCGACCAACTATCTGATTGGAGGGTGCATCAAGCACGACAGGGTCTGGGTCTTGTCAAATACGGACGACATCGCGCCGAAGGGAGGTCCGGTATCATGAAACAACCGACGCGCACAGAACTGTTGCGGTTCATCGCCCTGGTCGCATCCGCGAATACGGAGATCCCTCGATTAGAAAATCTCGCGCTGGACTTGCTACGGCGAGACCACGAGCACTGGCTATCGATAGAAAGGAGCAAAAAATGATTATCAGAATCTGTACAGAGGACACGAATACCGAGGCACTCGAAGCCCTCATCGCCCGGCATTTTGACTGCTTTGCACTCTATCACCCGGTGGGGTATTGGAAGGGGACGCGAGAACAGGCACTCACGATTGAAATCGCCGTCCTCCCCGGCGACAGCGAATTGATTGCCTGTGCCACCGCGCGACAGCTCGCCCAGGCCATCAAGACCCTGAACGCACAAGAAGCGGTGCTGATCGAATATCTCGATGCGAACAACGAGCTCGTCTAGAAAGGACTCAAGCCATCATGAAAAACAACCTCTATACATTTAACAACGTGACGATTTCCATCAATGCGAAATCGGCAGAAGCGGCGTATGATATTCTTTGCAACACCGTGCTAGGGAAGCACACGGGCGGCGTCAATCCGAAGGTGGCGGACTTTG